ATTGGGCAAAAACGCCATTGCGACAAGCCTGTGGATGTAAAACTGCTTCTCGTCTCTGCTTCTGCTTAATCTCACGTATAGATACTTCCCTTTGTTCACTGATGGGGTCAAAAGATTTCCATTGACCCTTCTCACGTTCCCCATGTCCGACACTTCGTACAACCCCTCGTAGCCCTTGACGGGCAACCATTCTTCTTTTTCTTCCATTTAAATTTCTGTTTCATTTTGTAATCAAGCTCCTTTGTTGATGTTTTACCCTTGTTAATAAGGGGCACACCCGTGCCCCCATGTTTTGTCTTATGCCTTTACAATCACGCCATGTTTGCCTTGGCGTAATCCTCGCAATATTTGGTCAACGCCATGTCATAGGGGATTGCGGTCGCGTCCAGCTCGGAATTCTTGGTCTTGCTGACCTTTTTGCCACGCTCATCAACCCACTCGCTGTCGCCCTGCTTGCACCACACGTCCTTTGGTTTGCCACCAAGACCATCATGGAAGATTAGCTGTCTGATTGTCTCTGCATCCTTTGGGTAATACTCGGCATACGTCACAAGACCAGTTCCGATAATGCTTACGCCAACATGGTTGTCAACCGTCCGACCGAATGCCACCGTCGCCATGCGACCGTTAAAGACACAACCGCTGTTTTTGTCAACTTTAACAATTTCAACTGCATTCATCATTTTCGTTCTCCTTTGACTTTACTTGTTTTAACTAACGTCCGCTGATGCCCACCAGCGGTAATATAACCTAATATACATCATTTCGGCGATATTGCAATCGCCTTAACGAATTCTTAATCTTCTGCAATCCTTTCATAGTCCGCTTTCCCAAAGCCTGTCAAACGCTTCTTTGCTCTTACGCTCAGCTTCCGCGTCGCGTTTTGCGAATTCTTCATCCAAATTAACACCATGCTCAGCGACAAAATTCAGGATGGTCTTTTTGATGGTTGGAACAAGCTCATTTTCAGGTACATTGGTGTAATATCTCCAACCTGTGACCGTGATTCCGTGAAAATCTCCGTAAAGCTCGGAGATGATGTCCAAAATGAAGTGGTCAGCTCTAGAAAAGTGCTCGTGGGTGTTGTTCCATTCATCGCAGATTTCGTCGAGCGCGTCGTCGATTGCAGAGCAAATCTTGCGGAAACTGCATGTGCATGCCAGCATGTTGTTTTCCATGTTCTCGTATGCCCAATCTTCCGCCGTCATCATCGCAAATTCTTCCTTCTGTGCCTGTTCCGTCGTGTAGGTTTTCATGATTGTTTTCTCCTTTGATTGTTTAATGAATTCTTAATCTTCTGCAATCGCTTCCAGTCGGTCATCATACGCTCTAAACGCATCCGCGACCTCGCCACGGATGTCACCGCGTTCATGGAAGGAGCCATTGTAGTAGCTCTTCACCCACTCAGGGTGTTCTTTGCAAACGGTGTCCACCGCTTCATCCGCCAGCTTCTCCCACGCCAACTTATCGTAAAACATGCCGTGTGATGTGCACCCCGCAAAGAGCCGAGACACCATCTTTCTGAAACTGTTTTCATCGCCTGTCACATCGTACAGGTCATCAAGCCAGTCCCGCATCTTCTCTTCGGTGCTGGTCATGAAGACGCGCATGTACACATTTTCCTTGGTGAGGATACCCTGCTTCATGAGAGCCAGCTCTTTTTCCCACTTTGCCTTGTGCCTCAGTAAGCCAGCCGTCTCCTCAGCAACGCCCCTCAGACCGCCCGTTTCATCAAGGTCTTCGTACCAATCTTCCGCCTCGTGCTCACAGGAGACGCGGTACATCTCCAAGTCTTTCATGGTCGCTTGGGGGTAGTCTCTCAGCACTTCTGCCTTCACATTATCCATCAACGTCGCTTTGACTTCCGTTTTGAGGTTGATGATTTCATTGCTCAAAATCGCCTGTTTCTTTTCTTCTTCGTTCATCGTCTTTACTCCTTTTTTAGTTTGGTCGTTTCTTTCGACCGCCTCACCATCGGCGGTACGATATTAAGATACATCCGTTTTGTCAAATTTCTAGGTGGGTTGCCAAAAAAGTGAATTTTTTCGTTTGACAGGCGAATTCGAGTGGCTATATTACCGCCCCTCTTTACCATTACATTATGCGCCGTGCCCCCAGAATTTCAAGGGGGCACACGTCCTAATCCGCCTCCGTCATCACACGCACGTCTTTGCCGAAATCCTCCACGACCGCGTTTTTTAGCTCCTCCACGAAGGTGTCGCGTTTCATCAGCCACGGCACAATCTCGCTTTCTGGCGGGGGTGTAAAGGCCAAGACACTGGCCACAAAGTCGAACGAGAGCCGTGCGCCGACTTCATCCCAGAGGGTGCACACCAGTTCCTGAGTATTGACCATCAAGCTGTGGTGGTCGAAAAACAGCTTCTCCGCCAAATACTTGAAAAGAGCGTTGCGGTGGATGGCGAATTTTACCGCACCGCCCTCCGTCAGCTTTTCGACGGCGTACGTGTACTCCTCCACGCGCCCGTTGATATAATAGGCGTACAAATCGTTTTCCATGTACACTCGCCCCACGCGCTCGGCCTCCGAGCCCCAGTCCAACCCGAAGACGGGGTGCCACCTGAATTCCTCCTCGGAGCCCCAGTCGGCCTCCCAGTCGAGGAAGACGACGGCGTGGCCGTCGTACGTGGTGCCGACGTATTGGAGAGGCTCGCCGAAGCTCAGCACGTACGGGAGACGGCCTTGCAGGCGCATGTGCTGTTGCACAGGCCGTATCTCCCGCATGCGGCGACCGAAATCCTCGCGGTAGTAGGCCTCGACATCGCGAGGCCCCCACCACGGAGGGGGCGCGAAGTTGGAGCCTGCCAGCCAGAATCTTATCCAGTCCGCGCCTTGCATGTCAGATGAGCCCGTAAACAGTGAGCACCTTCTTCGCCGTTTCGGCCTTGGGCGTTTTCGAGTACCAGAATTCCAGCAGGATATACGGGTCGGTCTGCATGAGCACGTCCACGAGGGCGTTGATGCAGACGGGGGCGATTTTGCGGCCCGTCAGCTTGTTGTAAACAAGGCGGATGTGGGTCTTCATTGATTCAACTTCGCCGTCCCAGCCTGTGTAGAATTTGGTCTCCACCTCGGTCTGGCTCAGGTATCTGCCGTCAGTCGCCTTGCGGATGGCAATCCACCAGCCGTCGTCGTCGATGAATTTGGCCACAGGCGTGGCGGAGTCCCAGAGCTCCTCGGCACTGAGCTGGGGTGCTTCCGTCACCGTCGCCTGCACGCCAACCGCCTTCGTGGTGCTGTCGCCCGTGCCAGCCGTGCATGCCGCCGTCACATTTTTCGTCTTGTCTTCTTGTTTGTTTACCATGTTTTTTGTCCTTTTGTCTATTGGTTTTATTTTGCGCGGTTCACTTTCGCCGCTCACAACATTAAGATACTTCTATCTGGCCTAATGTAGTTTTATCTTGTATTTTTCTTGCCTCCGTCATTTGCATTTTGATTTTGACCGATTATATTCCGCGATTTTTTGATTACGTTTCTAATATGACTCGCACAAGGATTTTTTCAAGGCGTTTTTAGAAAAAAATATTTTTTCTTGTGTTTTTTCGCGTTTTGACGGCTTGCAATCGCGAAAGATGAGTGTAAAGTACTGGCCCTTCCGAGACGACGGCGGAAGTCAGACCGCGAGAATCATGCGGCCTTTGAACCATCCGAAAAAGACGGATGGTTGCACTTTTTGTGCAACCCCTAGAAAAAGAAAACCCATCCAAGAAACAGCTTGGATGGGTCGGCTTCGCGAATAAGCCTAGGAGCAATGAACATGGCGACGACAGCAGAAAACAACCAATGAAAAACCACTGCCGTCATTTTATTATACTATGTGGATTTCTCCACATACATTAATATGGCATGTTTTTTTCTTTTTGGGTCGAGGCTTCTGATGCTCAATACCATTCCAGATTGCTCAGACGGCAGTCGAAGGTGTTGCCGTTGATGTGCCTTACACGTCGGCAGTGCTCTGGGTTCGGCAGGAAATGCTCCGCCACGAGCCGTTTGACACGATACCATCTTCCACGTATCTTGTGATATGGTTCATGTCGGCTGTCAATCAGATGCACGAGAACGCCACGCCTGCTTCTCACATTGCCCTTGTCGCTGACATAGTAGCCATCGGCAAACTGCATCCATGTCTCTGTGACCCATTTGACCAGAACCCGTGTCGTGACGCAGATGGTATTGATTATGGTATGGACGTGTGGCATCATCGTGTTCTCCCTAATCAACATGGATGCCAACAATACTGGTCGCATATATCTTGCCAACGTTGTATTACCAATCTCTTGCCAGAGAAGTTTTCATAGTTCTTGACCAGCTTATCAACCCAATGAACGCTGATAGACCTTGTATCTGGATACTCATAGATTGTTTGTTCAAGAGCAGATATATAGTCTTCCATCGACCTGAAAACAGGGTAGTCCATTCTTTTTGCATACCACTTGGCTGGACGCAGCTTATAGATGACGTTTTTCTTCTCTTGAACTTTCACGCCCCACTTTTTCATGGGGGACGTTATTTCCCAGACCTTCTTCAACCAAACTTTTTTGACTGTGACAATGCCTTCATTCATGACATAGCCAAATATAAGGTAATCCACATCCAGCATATACGGCTCATCCAGAACGGTCGTCGCAAAAGCCTTGAAATCTGCAATGTCAAAGCCTGGCGATGCTTCGTAGTTGAATGCCTTGACTTCCAGCAGACTATGAGTTAAGTCATTTGGATTCAGATAAAAATCTGGTGGCATCTGCGTGTTTGGATTTTCACTGTATGCGACATCGTTCTTCTTCAGCCAAGCCTCCACCCATTCCTGCATTATGTTTCCAACGACATCCTTCTTTTTGACAAGTACTTCCAAATCGTCAAAAAAGAACTTAATCTGCCCCTTTGCAGTAAGAATCCCGTCTTCGTTGATTAACTTGTCGTAGATTTGTTGTGCAGAGCAATTCATAAGCTCCCCTTGTTGTTCAGAAAAACATCCAGCACCTTCTCTGAAACCTGCTTGATTACTGGAACCACAACGGTGTTGCCAAGCAAGTCAAAACCTTCTTCAACAGTCACGTCAAACTTGAAGCTGTCTGGGTATCCAAACAACCGCAGGCCTTCCCTCAAAGAGAGTTTCCGCAACCCGTTGCCGTCCACCACATACAAATGTTGCATATCCATTGCAACCAATGTAGGGGCTATTCCATCAGGCGAAAGAATCTCGTTGATTTCAAAAGACATTTTCCCCGTGACGATATTGTAGCCCAAAGGCAAGGTCTCGTCTTGCACACGGACATATACGCCGTCAGCGTTCTTTATTCTCCGTTTGGGGTGTTCTCTTTTCAGATACCCCTTACGGGACAAATCGTCCAGCATTTCTTCCAAGTTCGGCTTGTCATAAAATGTTCTGATTTTATCTATATCCAGAGACATGCCGTCCATCCAGTCGATTCCATATTCCTCCGCCCATTTTTTCTTACGTCTTTCCTTCAAGAGCAAGTTGAGAAATTCCTTTTCTTCGGTGGTGACGGCTCCCTTTGTCTCAATGTCCCATGAATGGATGTTGTCTTCACCACCTCTTTTATCCTTAATGGCTTTTCCATTCAACTCCGAAACCGAATAATGGGAGAGAAGCAGATTTATGAACTTACTGCTTTCCGTCGGCAAACCCTTTTCCAGAATGTCACCAAGTTTCGCCTCTGTCTTTGTAAAGCCGTCAAGCACTGGTTGCTCAATCTTTGTCCCGACTATATAGATTCTTTTTCTCTCTTGGGGGACTCCAAAATCCTTTGAATTGAGTACGCGCCAGTTGAATTTATATCCTAATTCCTCCAATGTGTCAAGAATGACTTTAAGCGTGTTTCCAATCGGGTCAGAGTTGTTTTTCTTATCGTGATTTACAAGTCCTTCGACATTTTCAAGCACGAAACCATAGGGCTGTTTTTCTTTAAGTATCCTTGCGACATCGAAAAACAGCGTTCCTCTGGTGTCGGCAAATCCCTTTCTGGTTCCAGCCATTGAAAAAGCCTGACATGGAAACCCTGCAAGCAGGAAATCAAAGTCAGGGATGTCTTTCGCTTCTATTTGGGTGATGTCACCATAGACCTTTTCTTTTGGGTGATTCTGAGTCAATACCTTTATGGCATGCTCTTTGATTTCCGATGTAAAAACGCACTTGCTCGTTATTCCAAGTTCTGAACAAGCCTGTTCAAAACCCAAGCGTATTCCACCTATGCCAGCAAATAAATCAATGAATTTTATGGTCTTTTTCATGTGGAGACTGCTTGGAAAATGGCTTTTGTGGACTCAATAAACATTGAAACTACCCCCCTCAGAATCCTCTAATGTACCTCTTCAATGGAGGAAGTCAATTTCAATGTCCAGAAAAACAAAGTCCATAGCTTTTCAGTCGCCAGCGACCATGACGGGGCATAGACAAAAAAAGGGGCGTGGTTGTGCAACCACGCCCCTAATTGGATTGAACTTAAACTGTCGGTCTTACTCGAAAAGCACGCAGTTGACGCACGTCTCGTCCACCAACTCTCCGTCCTCGGTCAGGAAGCAGAACATGAGTTCCACAATTTTCTCGTCCTCGACCTTGGCGTACTTGATGCGAAGTGGGGTCTGCGTCTTGCCTTCGCTTTCCAGCTCGACCATCCTGACGATGAAATGGCGAAGCTCCGTGGCGTAGGTATTGCCACCCTCAAACGCCTTGGAACCATCCAGCTTGGAAAGTTTGTAAGCAATCGCAATCTGGTACTCCACGCTTCCGTTGGTCGCGGCTGAGACTGTGAAGCTCCGACCATCCGTCTGCTTGTCAGCTACATATACGCTTCCAGCAATGTCCAAGCTCTTGATAATCAAATCGACCATTTTTTCCTTTTGGGCAGGTGTCAAGTCCCTGCAACCCGTAAGCAACGCAATTCCAATAATCAATGCGATAAATTTCTTCATGTGTTTTTCTCCTTGTGTTTTAGTAATGCTTCCAGCCACCGATACGGACACCCACCCATACCAGCCACGATTTTATTCTACCAAAACCTTTTTCGATTAAGTTCTGCTGATAGAATTCGTCGGCTTCGGCTCTCGTGCCGATATGATTCTCGTACATGAAATCATGAATGACCGATGGCACCAACGTCTTTGCGTTGATTTTCGGGCTTAGCGTTCGCCAGAAGAAGCGTGGAACCGACATTCCGTCTGATTCATAACCCGCTGGAATCTCGTACTCCACACCTTTGAACGTGAAACGCAGGGGCGTGGCGAGCACGATGATGTCGCCACGCTCCGAATCCCATTCTATTCTCCAATAGAGGTTCTCTCCCATTACTTTATCCCATGTTTCAAAAGTTCGGTCTCAATCATCTCTTTCACGTCTTCTTTGGTCAATATATCCTTCTGCAATTGAACGATTTCCAACCTCAGAGCTATCAAGTCCCTGCTGATTTCAGCCATGCGTGTAGCCTGAAGGCTACCTAGCCAGCCAAGCAAGCCTATCAGTATCGAAACTACTACAGTCAAAATCTTTTTTTCCATCTTAATCTCTCCTTAATTCGACGAAGGGGTGAATTCCTCGTCGAGCAACGCCAATTCAAGGCTCGTGAGCACTCGGTCGTAGATTCGGCAACCAGCATAGTAACCATTGACCATCTTGTTGCCGAGGGATGCCCCGTAGCTACCGCCGACGCACATGTTTACCGTATTGAGGTTCAACGCCCCGTTGTTGGTGAGCACTTGCGTACCGTCGATGTAGAACGTGTTCTCGCCACTGGAGGTGTGCGTGAAAACGAAGTGGTGCCATTTCATTTCGGGGGTGGGCGATGATGCGTTCCCGTTGAAGGTGCTCCAAATCGAGTAGTAGTAGTAGTCTCCGCTTGTGCCCATGTTGAAGCACTTGCCGCTGTCTGGCCACCCCATGAAGAAGCCGTGCAACCATGAGCCCAGTCCCGTCAAGTCCGCCAGCCTCATCCAGTACGACATGGTGTAGTCGTGGTCGCCAGTGCTCACGCCCGTGCTGTCGGTCGTGTACAGAGCGTCATTCTGCGCGATGTACGCACACGGCACCCCGTCAACCGTCCCGAACGTCGGCGAGTTGCCAATGACACTCATGGTACGTGCGTACTGGGATTCGTCGTCCGTGTCCTCAGCCAACGGCAGGTACAGGAGCGTGTCGGTCGGGATGCCCGAATCCTCGAATACATAGAGGGTGATGGTCTGCGTGTCGGTCGCGGAAAGTCCAGTGCTGGATGCCACCGTGACGGACACCGTGGCGGTCTCTGTGGCGGTCTGCGTGCCGTCGCTCGTGAAAACGCCCGTCGTGCTGTTGAACGTGATTCCAGCAGGAAGCGTCCCCGTGAGCGTGAAAACAGGCGTGATGGCGTTGTGCGTCGTGGTGTAGATGACAGGCTTGCTCTGGGCACCAGAGCTTGCGATGAAGGTGAGCGCGGTCGTCTCGATGTCGATGGCGTTGTTCGCCACAACGAGCGTCATCGTCCCCGTGATGCCTTCGGGGTTCTCCGTGGTTGTGCCTCGGACAACCACCGTGTAAGAGCCAACCGTGGTCGTGCCGTCGCAGGTGAACGTGTTACCGTTCATGGTGATGCCAGAAGGCAGGGAGTAACCCGTCTCGATGGCGAAGGTCATGGGTTCGACGCTCTTGTACGAGAAGGACGCATTGTTGCTCCCATCCCTCCAGAAGTTCATGGTCGTGTCGCTGATGATGTAGGGCGTGAATTCATTAGCCAAATCCGCGATTTCAACGTCCGTCAGCACTCGGTTGTAGATGCGCGGGGAAGCGATGTAGGAGGTGGCGGCTTGATACCCGCCGAATTCACCCATGTGGACACCGCCTAGCGTGATGCTCAGTCCTTGGTTCGCCAAGCTCCACGTGCCGTTTGGCTGACCATCGAAATATCCTTTGAGAGTCATGGTCGTGCCGTCGTAAGTCGCTGCCGTATGGTGCCATACGCCCGTTGTCCACTGGGGGCTTCCAGGCTCATGGTCAGGCCCGTAGTTATTATATATGGGGTGGCCTCCTTTCGGGCCTTGCAGGATGCACTTTCGCCCAGAATTGGTGCCGAGTGCAAAGAAGTTGTTAGCCCAACTCAGGGACGGGAAGTATGCGAAACAGCAGACCGTCCACGACTCGTTGCCCGTCGGAAGGTCTCCATTAGCACCAGCCAGCACGTCTGTGAAGAGTTTGTTGCCACCGCCCACGCTTGCGCAGGGGATGTCGTCCACGGTCGTGAGCGAGACGGTGCCTGTGACTTGCATCGTCCTGCCTCCAGCAATATCCGCCGTAGCGGAATCCGTGAACGGCATGTAAAAGACCAAGCTGGGGTCGAGACCGCCAGACGACCTACTGCGCCTGATTAGAAGCTCGTAGAATTTGTACATGCTGTGCATGGCTCACCTCCTTACGCTTGCGGAATATCTTCTTCGATGACGACATACAGCTTCGCTGTCTGGCTATCCCACCGCACGATGCACACGTTCCTCTTGCCAGCCGCAGGCTCGTCAACAAGCGTGATTCCTGAACCAGCCGTCACGGACGAACCCGTGGGCACATCCAGTACGATTTCAGCATAAGCATAACCTCCCCAGTTGACCGCGTTTAGCGTCAACGTGGAATCCACCACCACCCTGCATGTCTTTTCGTTCGCGGACGGGGTGACGGTGAATTCCGTCGCGGTGGTCGTCAGCCAAGTGCCAGAAGTCGAATTCATGTTCGGGTAGCTTGCGATTGTCGTCTTCGTCCATCCAGTCGGAATGTTCGAGTCGCCACGTGTGTCGGCAAGCGACGACAGGCAAACGAACACGCCTTTGTAGTTCGGGTCGCCAGAATTGGCGACCCAGTTGCTAGTGCATGACGTGTCCCACGTCGGGAAATCCACGCGGATGTGCTTAAGCGACGGGCATCCTTTGAACATGTCGGTCATGCCGTTCGTGGCGAGCGTCGTGGCGAGGATTCTGTGCGCCACTTCCAGATTCGGGCAGTTCTCGAACATGCTCTGGTAGCAGTTTTGCGCCAGCGTAGTGGCTGGAAGGTTGACGGTCTGTTTGATGCCCGATGCCGCGAACATCGACGAATAGCAACTCGCGTCAAGCGTGGTTGCAGGCAACTCAGGCATCTCCGTGAGGGACGTGCAGTCCTCGAACATCGTGCTGTAGCAACCCGCCGTGAGCGTGGTCGGTTTGAGGATGCTCGGTGCCTGCTTCATGTTGTAGCAGTTCTGGTACATGGCTTGGCATCCGTTCGCCCCGACCGAGGTCATCGCGTCCATGTTCGGCGTTCTGAGCATAGTCGTACAGCTACGGAACATCTTCTTGTACGCGCTGGCTGGAACCGTGGTCGCAGGCAACGTGTCCTGCGGATAAACAAGCCCTTGGCAGTTCTCGAACATGCTCTGGTAGCACCCTTCCGCCAGCGTCTCGGCAGGGAGTGCTGGTGCGCCACGCAAGCTCCTGCAAAAACAGAACATCTCCATGTAGCAATAGTTGCCCAGCGTGGTCGCAGGCAGGGCTGGAGCCTGTATGAGCTGTACGCAGTTGGCGAACATCTGCTTGCATCCGTTGACACCGACGGAGGTGATTTGGAGGTTTGGTATAACCGTCAGCGAAGAGCAGTAGTAGAACATGCCTTCCATTCCGCTCTCCCCGACGGTCGTCGCCGAAATCGTCGGGCCTTTTTCGAGGCTGTAGCAATTGTAGAACATGTTTTTGTACGCGCTGGCTGGAACCGTGGTCGCAGGCAGGGCTGGAGCCTTGACGAGGCTCCAGCAACCGTTGAACATGTTCAGGTAAGGGGATTGGTTCGGGAGCGTCGTGGCAGGCAGGTCAGGGGCTACGAGGAGGCTCCTGCAACCGTTGAACATCGAGCTGTAGCATCCCGCCGTGAGCGTGGTGGCAGGCAACGCAGGCGCGTCAACCAGTCTTCCGCAACCTTGGAACATCGTGGCGTACTCGTTCCCTTCTCCAAACGTGGTCGCAGGCAACACCTTCATGCTGTGCACGAGCTGTTTGCAATTCCTGAACATCCCTCCGCACGCCCCAGTGTTGACCGTGGTGGCGGGGATTTCGGGCGCGGAGAGAAGCCACTGGTTGTCCGTGTTGCCGTCTCCGCTGAAGAGGAACCAGAACCCGTAGGACGGGATTTCCGTGGCGGAGCAGTCCTTGGCAAGCAACGACAGGCAGTTGCCAGAGCAGTCGAGCAACAGGTTCGACGCGGTGAAGTAGTAGCGGTTGCCGTCATCCGTGCTGAACGCGGAGTTGTTGCCACGAATCCACACCTTGTCCCCTGTCGCCTTGTTCGCAAGGAGGTTCCCGCCAATCGTGTACGCCGTCCATGTCTGCTTGTCATGGCTGTATTCGAGGCTGACGCTCGACGGGGAGCCGAGTTCCGACAGGCTGAGGCTTGGGTTCGAGCCAGTGACCTTGGCAATGGTGAAGCAGAGGTAGTCCAGCGGGTCTGCGATGTCGGCCCACTCCACGCTGGAAGCGGTCTTGGTCAATACCTGACCAGCCGTGCCAGCCACGGAAGGGGCATCGAGCTTCTTGCCCGCGTTCTTGATATAAGCATCTGAATTTACGTTCGTTTCGTTGAAATCGGGTTGTACGTTTTGCAACATATTCGTATCTCCTTTATTCTAAATCTCTTACAGTGCCGATTCCCACATGACGCGGAACTTGGCGGTGCCGAGCCCCTCCCACGTGACAAGCACATGGCTCAGATACCCCTTGTGAGGTACGTCTATGAGGTCTATGCCCGTGCCTGCGCTGACGGTGGCTGTAACAGCCGCGTTCCAGCAGATGTACGCCTGAGCCGAGCCCACGTAGCCAGACGGCAGGTTGATGGCGTTGAGCGTCAAATTGCCATTGACGTAAATCCAGTTCTGTTCGGAGCTTGCGGGGCAGAAGGTGAAACTGTCCACCGTGACGCTCCATCTGTTAATCATCGCGTCGGCGGTGTATGCGCTCCTCGTGGCAATCCAGCCTTCTGGGATTCGGCTCTCGTTTCTAGTCGAAACGTCGAGGCTTGCGTTGCAGACGAAAGCCCTTGTCAAATTTGAAAGACCGCTCATCCACGAAGGCGTGGCGGATTCGTCGAACGCCGTCATGTTAGGAATCCACAGCCTGCACAGGTTCGTGCAGTTCTTGAAGCACTGGTTGAAGGCACCAGAAGCCAGCGTCTCGGCGGAAATCCTCTCGGAATCCGTGAGAGCCGTGCAGGAATCGTACATGTGGGCGTAGCACTGGGACGCGAGCGTAGTGGCAGGAAGCCTCGTACCGCACTTCAACGCCGTGCACCCCTTGAACATCCACTGGTAGCAGTTGGAAAACAAAGTGGTGGCGGTCAGGTAGTTGAGAGGGATTTTCTCAAGGCTGGCGTTGTTCATGAACATCCCGCCGTAGCAGAATTCCGCCAGTTCCTGCGCAGGCAAAGCGGGGACTTCGGTCAAGCCAGCGTCCGTGAACATTTCCTCGTATGCGTGGTCAAGCATCGTGGTGGCAGGGAGTATTGGAGCCTTCCGCAACGCCTTGCACTGCTTGAACATCTGGCGGTAGCAGTACGACGCGAGGTGAGTCGCTGGAAGCACGCCCATAGCCTCGGAGAGGCGGGTGCACCACCCGAACATGTTGGCGTAGCAGTACGGAGCGAGCGTCGTGGCTGGCAGGTCGGGTGCCTTGGTCAGCGACGCGCATCCCACGAACAGGGAGTTGTACGCATTCGCTCCAAGCGTCATGGCAGGGAGTTTAGGGGCTTCAATCAAAGACGTGCACGAGTTGAAGAGCCCTTGGTACGCGCCCTCGCCCACGACCGTGGCGGGGAGTTCTGGTGCCGAGAGAAGACCAGCGCAACTCTTGAAGAACTGGCAGAATGCGAACGACGGAACGGCGAACTTGGAGCAGTCCTTGGAGAGCAAGGACATCATGTTGCCAGAAGCCCTTACGGTCACGTTGGTTGCGAAGAAGTTGAGGTAGTTGCTCAAGTCTGTGGAGAGCGTGTTGTTGTCGCCCCTGATGTAGATTCTTGTGCCGAGGATGTTCGTCCCTGAAATCGTCGTGTTGAACGTCAGCGTCGCCCATGTCTCCTTGTCGTAGCTGTATTCAAGGGAGGCGTTTACCGACCCCACTGTGTTGATGCCGAACCCGCCAGTCGATGCGCCAGTGGCGGTCTCGATGCAGAGGTAGTCAGTGAGGTCTTCGGCTTCGGGGATTTCGGGCTTGTCGCTAAGGTCGTTAAAACTACCGCTTGTAGCGACAGGCGCAAGCTCTGCCTTCGTTGCGTAGGCAGAGAGGTCGATTTCGCCAGCCAGCGTGTCCCATGTGCTTCCGTTCCACGCCACGTTGTCGCCAGCCTTGATGCCGTGCTGTGCATCAGCCGTGGCGATATTGTAAACGTCACCTACTTCCTGACCAGTCGCAGGCAAATCCGAGTATGCGGAGACGCTTCCCTTGTACCTGTAAACGCTCGCCACCTTGGAGTCAATCTCGGTCTTGGTATAGGCATCCGTGATGCCGTAGCCAGCGATGGTGGTGGCGACATCGGCCTTCGAGCCCAGCAAGGTGTCCGTCTCGCTCTGAGTGTAAATGCTCGGCTTATTCAAAATAAATGACGGGCTGGAACTCGATGTTTCACTCCAATCCGCTTGTGCGCCGTCATTTATTTCAACCGTGACATCATCGGTTGCATTGACGCTAAAAGCACCTTTGCTGACCCCTCCCTGTGTTATGGTGACGGTGGCACTGCCAATATCATTCAAATCCGCTTTGGAGTCCCACGCCGTTTTATCAGCGACAGTTACGTGGATGTCCGTATCACTTGTGTGGCTGGTCAAATCATCAGCATCGGCCTTCCCTGCGAGCTTCCCGTCGATTTCATCCTTGGTGTAGTAGTCATCCGTCGTGATGGGCTCAGGGAGCGAATCATAATCAGCGATGATGCCGTTTGCAACGCCACGGCCTTTCGCGAGCAGGGCGTAGGTGACGTTCTGGCCGTCACCTGTTTTCAGATACAGGCCCACTTGAACATCGACTGGCCTGACCTTGCCGTTGACCGTATCGCGGAACTTCACCGTCCGCGTTTCCACAGTCATCGTCACGCTTCCAGCGGTCGCCTCCTCCGCCGTCACCGCATGTTTGACCACGACCATGCAGGTGGCCGAATGCAGGATGTTTTCGGGCGTGCTGTCATAAAACACCATGTCGTTGTCAACGGCAAAAACAAGCAGGTCTCCCGCGTGGATGACGTTGGGCAGGAATGTGAACGTGACCTCTGGACGGTCGCCGTAGTCGAATACCTGCGGTTGTGAAGGCATGGCCGAGGACATGTCGTCGAAAAACATCTTGGGCTTGATGGCAAAATTCATCTTGAAGCGTCTCCTTTCAAAATTTTCAATATCGCGTCGTTATATTATTTTACTATGTTTATACGCTGTGCTTGGGTATCTCGTATTTTGAGATAACCAGCTTTCCAGTTTCGGTTGCAAGTTCTCGGTTGTAAAAGGGCTCAAACCCTATATATAGTATTTTTTTATTTCTATCCTAAATTATTTATAATAAAAATAAAAACATTCCTGTTATAAGGTTGTAAATTTTCTTACAACTCTTGCAACCGCGTTGATTATCAACGACTTATCTTACAACCGTTTTTACAACTGGTTGTACAACCGAGAGCATCATCGACCTCTGAAATCACCATCTCGGAGCTGATGTACTTACCGCAGGCAAAGCGGTCGTCCTCGTGCTTGCAGTACAGGAAGTTCTTGTGCTCGAACGAGTAACGGCAATCGTTCCAGCACCCGTGGCAGACATGGAGGTTCTGGACGTGCCTGCAATCAAACTCGTTCCACGCCTCCGTGAAGGTGTTTATCATGATGATGCGGTCTTTCGGCAGACAGCACCACGCCAGCCATGCCAGACCTGAGCTCATGCCGATGAAGAGGTCTGCGTCCTTGATTATATCAATCCGCTCCTGCAACGGCCTGTTGCCCGTGAAATCCTCCGCCCCGTACGGCATCTCGTACCATGTGCTGTCCACGCCTACCTCGTGGTCTTTGTCGATGCACAGCACGCGGTAGCCCTTTTCCTTCAAATATGCAATGACCTCGCGCCAGCCAGACCTGTTGTTCCAGAACTTGCACGCGGACGATGCCTTTGTGGCAATCACCACGTATTTTTCCTTGATAATTCTCTCATGAGACAAATCCACCTTCGGCGGGAAGTCTCCGAGCTCCTTCGGCCCGAATCCAAGCATGTAGCCAACCGTATGATGGAGGCCGACCTTGCGGAAGTCCATCGGCTGATAATCCTGACTTTCCTCGCAGAAATACAGCCCCACGCGGTACGTGGCGTACGGCTTGAAATTCTTGGCCTCCTCCTTTGTCAGCCAGTGTATGTCAGGATATTGTGGCTCGAAGATGGCACGCATCCACGGCATCATCACCACGTACGAATTGCACTTGCGTTTCTCGGTGAATTTCACAATGTACGAGAACCAAGCGATAGTGTCTCCCATCGCACCTTCTGGAATCGGGAACAGGACATCCCTGCCTTCGAGGTTCATTTCGTGCTCGAAAACAGGCTTCGCGAGGTTGCTCTGGTCGTAAATCATGAGCTTCCAGTCGATGCAGTACTTTTTGACCGATGCCACGTACGAGCCAGCCTCGACGTTCGATGAATATACGACCAAGCCAGAATTCATGTCAGCAAAGACGATTCTATACTTCCCCTTGGTCTTCTTGGGGATGTTCACCCTCAACCCGTCGTTGAAATCAAACGTCAATTCATCGACGGCTGGTAGCACTGGCAGGTTCGGCGGTGGGCAGTACATCTCCTGCTTCACTTCCTGCTTTTCCTGCTTCTGCTCGTCTTTCTTTTCTTCTTTTTTCTCGTCCATATTTGCCCTCCTTCTGGGCTCCTTCAAAAGTGAAGGATGCGGAGGACGGTGAAGGACGGCCCGTTTTTCGGCTCATGACGACCTATCCGCATCCAATTGATGCCCTGGGATGCCCCTGGGACGCAACAGAATCAATTCTGAGCCATCTTTGGGTGAAAGGAGTACGCTGATACGTTTTTCAGCCAAAATGCCCCAGAAACGCTTTAAATGCGTGTTTGTGTTTTTTAGGCACAATCTTATTTTACACGTAGTGGATGTTGCTTCCTGTCACGATGGCTCCCGTATCACTGGTACATGCCCAGCACTCGGCGTTGTTTATACAGTTCAACGAGCCACCAGCCAGCACGTGCACCGTGGAGGCGTACGCGGAGCTCGTGAGCTCGTACACCGCACCGCTCGAAACCACGATGGCCTCGTGCGTGCCTGCCGCGAATCTGGCCGTGGCGTTTTCCGCAAGTTGCACGCTTACGAGCGTACAAGTCCCGCCGTAGTAAGACCCAGCCCCAAGCTGTATCTCGGAGCCCGTGGCGTTGTATAAATTTACGGAGCCCCATGCGCCGAAGGACGCGCTGGACAGCGTGCAGTTCGAGCTCAGCGTGGCTCGGCACAGGCTTCCTCCGCCCGAAATCGCGCCCGTGACGGCGCAGGCGTTGAGGTTAAGCGTGCCAGAGGATGTGACCGTCACATCCTCGAACACCGCCTCCGTGAGCTCGATTCCGCCAGAAGCCACATGGACGTGCGATGCCGTGCCGTAGCGGCTTATCAGCACTCCGCCCTTCTCGATTTCAACGTTCTCTGTCAGGCCGTACAACCCGCCCGTGAGGCTGGCTGAAACACAGGAAATGTCGGAAAGGACACCGCCGTTGCTGAGCGAGGCGTACACGTACGCCATAGAGCCTGCGGAGATGTCCATGTATGCACCGTCTCCCAAGCATGAAAGATACGCCATGCCAGAGGTATTCGAGAAACGTACGTTGCTCATGGTGGAACGCGCATTCATGAATGAGCTCACACGGGCCCCGTTGTCCATGATGGCCACTCCGCCCACCGTCGTATATGCGGAGGCGATGAAGTTGCTTCCAGAACCTGAGCCGTGTATCGTCAGCCCATTGACTTTTGTCTTGTTGATGGCATAGAACGAGCCCGTGGTGTAAATGTGCGCGTCGCTCACAGCCGCTCCGTTGGAAACGGAGAGCTGGTGGTACAACCCGCCAGATATGAGACCGCTCGTGACCATCATGGAGCCGTACGGGCATGTGCCTTGGATGCGAGTGTCGTAGCTGTCGTTAAGCGTGACGGAAAGACGTGCGCCGTATTCGAGGGTGAGCCCAGTCATCGTGATTCCGCTGGCGTACGCGAGCATCGCGTCCGAGCCGAGCGTGAAGTCGCTGACCGTGCATCTGTCGAAGTACGCGGAGCCCTTGCTCACCTGCACGCCGTCGGCGTGTGCGCTGACCATCGCGAACGATGCGGCTGGTTCGATGAGGGACAAATCCGACACCGTTCCGACGTTGACGCTCACGTAAGTGGAGGCACGCTGGGTGATGTTGCTAAGCAGGCACGAAGAGACCGTTATGGAGCAACGCGCCGTGCCCAATGTCGTGTCCGCGATGGTTCCCTTGTAGCCGTACAATCGCGCAGAGGCTTGGTACAGATAGGCATTTCTGACGGTGCCTTCGGAGCCAGCCGTTACGTACGCGGAGGCGGGTATGTTCACGCCATCGGCGACCCCGCCTGATTCCACGAGCACGGTTCCGCCAGCGTACACCTCAGTGGCCGTAGCCGTCCCGCCGTACACGTACATTTTCCCTCCCATGAGCGTGGCCGCAGAGCACAGGCCAGAATCGTACATTTCCAAGCGGTTGATTTTGCCCGTCCCAGAGCCGATGTCCTTGCTGGTCATGGTCATGTTGCTCTGGACGCACAGGCTGTCGCGGAAAAGGAAGCACCCTTTCGAGCCGTAAATTGCCCCGCCAGAAGTCTGATAATCGTTACCCAATGGGTTGTATCGAATTGGTATCTTCATCGGTTCGCCTCCTTTTAGTCGGCGTATGAGTATGCGTAGTTTACACCGAGGCTTATGTTGTTGACTGCGCCAGACTTGTAAAAACCACGGATTGTGAAGACATGCCACGTGTTGCTGGACATGACCAGCGGCAGTTCGTCTGGGATGCTTATCGGGTACATGGTGCTCTGCGCCGAGCCCACGGTCACGGACGTGATTGTACCTGTGGCGAGCACGTGGTATTCCCACGTGTACGCTCTGTCCTGCTCCACGGTCACGGCGTTTCCGTCCGCGTCCACGATGGAGCGTATGTCGATGCTGATTGAGCCCGTCACGCCGCCGTTGATTCGTACGATGGGCGTATCAAGCGCAAGCTCCGTGACCGCAAGCGAGCTCGTGGAGAAAATCTGCGTCACGGGGTCTAGGATTTCCGCCTGCTCGTGCGTATGCGCCGAAGGCGCAAACGTCTCTGGCTTGCCCGTGATGCCAGTCCACGGCACGGCATTGGCCGTCTCGGCCACCTCGGCCACATCGACCTTGCCGTTGTCGTTCGTATCATACACGGATTTGGTCATGTCCCCTGAGCCTGCTCCGTCATCGCCGATGTACTTGACCCATGTGGCCCCAGCGAAATCAGCCGTGGTGGCGGAGGGCGAAGTATTGGCTATTTCGGCACGCCATTTCAGCGAATTTGTCGGAGTCAATGATATATCCGCGCCTGAGCTGTTGCTGGCGTACGCCACATGCACGTACGTGGCCTGCCCGTCGTCGCCGTCCTGACCACGGGGCATCTCGATGGCCTCGCTCCACGTGGCCGTGCTGACGGCGGAATTGCGCGAGCGCATGTACCTGTCATCCGTGGTCTGGGTGTCATGCCAGCTCGTGCCGTCCTCGGAAAACTGGTACACGATTTCGCCTGCCACGAGGGCATCCACCTGTCCGCGTGTGTACGTGCCGTCAGGGGCGGGTTCGGGAGTGCCCGTACCGCTTTCCAAGATACGGTTGCGGAAATTCTGCCCATTCCACTGGATTATGATTGCTGGCGCATCGGATTCCCCAGCCAAGTACCCGTCAAGCTCCGCGCTGAGCGAAATCACCTCGCTCGTGCCCATAGCCGTTTTGAGCTCGACCGTGGAGGTGTCCACGGGGATGTGGAGAAAACCGTCCTCGTCCACGCTGAACCCACTGACAGTACGCACTTTAGGGCCTGTCGAACTATCGTAGTCGCTGTCATATCCGAAGTCCCATGAGACATACTGCTGTACCTGCTCCTGAGTCATCATCGTGTCGGATTCCTCATTTTCAAAAAATCCGATAACGATTTCAGCCGTCTGGCCACGGGCCAATGACGGAAAGATATTTGAAACAGTCTGGTTCGCCGAATCCACAAACGTGGCCAGCACCGAGTTGGCACGGACGTAAAACTTGATTATCTGCATTTTATAACTCCTTGAAATTGTTCAGTTTATCTGCCAAATCTGGGTTGTCTTCCAGCCATGCGGAAGTGACATCTTCTTTGAGCCGTTGTATCTCATCAGCTATCATACCATCCTCCATCAGCTCAATCTTCTTCGCGATGTCACGCGCCGTCTTGGCTATTTCTGGCTGGATGTACTTGCAATGAGCCGCGCACGCCCTCAGCTCAGCCGAGCAAAAATCCCTGTTGTCCATCTCATGAGTGAATTCATGCCACGCCTGCCATGCCTGTGCCACATGCTTGCGTGCGCATGTCAAGCACTGGTCGTACGATTTTACACTCAGCGTAGAATTTTTTGAATCTCCGTGGCACCCGCAACCCATATCAGTCTTCCTCCACAACATCTTCGACCGTCATTTCGACCATGCCTTCCACACGCACTAATTCCCAATTCTCGGTCGTGCGTATCTCGCGGTCTTCAAAATCCTCGCCACATTTGACGGCGTATGCGCATGTACCGTCCAGCAGGCATGGCTTATACGTGGGCTGGCCATCGGCCATGAGCTCTGAACAATCCCCAGTAAACATGTCGATGGCGTACGTATGGATTTCGTCGTTTCCCAGTTGGCAGGAAGCCAAAATCGTCCTTGGATTCGTCGCGTCGTGCGTGAGGCGGTAGATATACGTCACGCCGTTCAGTACGAAATGACGGCGTTCCCTCTCTCGCTCCACGTCGAATTCGTTGCTTCCGTCACCGTGCACGGTCGTGTTCTTCCACTGGTATCCCACGGAAGCACGTACAATCTCACGGACTTCTCCATTGACGAGTTCGTACAATCTGAACGGCACGGAGAATACAGAGGCACCTCCCACGAACGTCATGTGGAATGTGTTATCAACACCGTCGTACCACGCGAATGGCGAACATTCCGTGGCATCTTCGGGAAGCCCCGTGTCGATTCTACGCCATTCACCGTCAATCAGCTCGTGTATCTTCCATTTGTCGCGTATCATCACACAACCGAATTCACGCCTTCTGCCACCATCGTATGTGGCGAACGGCATGTGCGTTTTTGCATATTTTTCTCGGTCAAAATCAAACATTTCCCACTCCATTTTACCACGTCTCGCAGTCTGGTTCTATCAACGTCCCCGTAACTGGGTCTATACAGCACATCTGCAAGGTCATGAAGCCGTCGTAGCTGTACCTCGCGGCAAAGCTCGCAGGCAGGCCCAGTAGCGTGCCTTCCTCGTTGATGGTGCCGTTTCCGTACCTGATTTTCCCCGTGCACTCGCGAATCTGCCAGCTACGCTTGTACGGGGCTGGCTTGGCGAAGCCCCTGACTTGATAGGGGCTCAAATCCCACGACGTGTTCGGATGGAGCAGGTATCTGGCGAGTATCTTTGGCTTGCAATCGCAGATACAGCACTTGCCCGTCCAGATTCCATTGTCGAAGAAGATGAGGTCGCCGTCATCGTCCATTTGCATGAATTCCGTCATGGCGAGTCCTCCCCGCACTTGCCCACGAACATGATGCTCGGCATGTCATGGCAAATCTGCCTGACCACGCCGTTGTGGATTTCAGCCAATACCGTGCAGGTATCCGTCTTGCTCCATGCGTACGGCTCGGCCAACACGATTGTGCCTCCGCCGTCCTTCGTCTGCCTGAGCAATACGCTCGTGTTATCCTCAAACACCAAGTCCGTGGCAGGCATGGACAACGGCTGGCCATTGAGGAAGTATTTTCCAGCACCCACGTGCACGTATTTCACGTTTTCAACCGTCTTGATTGATACGGCAAAGTACCCGTTATACGCACTTCCCCCGCCTCCTGCTCCGAGTATGGCGTAGCACCAGCCAGTAGCTTGGTCTGCGTACGCGAGTTGTATCGGGCCGTCCGCCCCAGCCACCAGACCGCCTTGCCCGTCTGGCATGGCTCTGGAAGCCCCAGAATCGCTCACAGACGCAAAAACGGCCACGCCCCCTGTCACCACACCTATCCCCTGCTCGTTTGCGTTTATGGGGGCTGTGAGGGCGCATAGAATCCCTGCTGTATCAGCGGTCGGTACTTTCAGGTTGAAGACTGGGTGTTTCTGGAACTGGTCGAGGTTGGAGGACGGAGAAATCACGGGCGTGCCGAGCTCCCACACGGAGCCCTCCGTCGCCACGGCGTTCGTGGGGTTGTACACCTGCACGTACGTACGTATCGCGGAGCGGTTGTATGCGTGGTTCTCCTCGCTCTTGCGCACGGCTTCTATCGCGTCGATTATGGCGTTCCAGTCCGCCGCGTATATCTTCAATGGCCCACCTGATACTAGCTTGTGCATCGTCTTTATCCGTTCTTTTTAAGTCCTAACTCAGTGAAATCAGCAGACTTATAGATTTTTTCCACTGCCACTCCCTCTGGTACGACGACCTGATATTTCTTGTCATTGACCGTCTTGACATCTTTACGATACTTGACCCACAGGCCGTCCCATCCGCGTTTCACGATGTTGCTGTAATCTCCCACTTCGATTTCATCGGAATTCTCGTTTACCAAGAATTTATACTGGACTTCGATGAATGTATCGCCAGCGGAGTAGTTTACGGATTCACCCACAAACAGCAATTCGCCTGCCTTGTACCCACGGAAAGTATCAGAATTGAAACGGCATCTGCGGTATGCAATCTTCCTTCTAAGCAACGGTGTCCACTGGGATTTTTTAAAATAGTGCGTGATGGTCAGCGTGCCTGTCGGTATGTACACGCTGATGCCCCTCGGTTCAAGCGTGCCGTCACCGCTCTCCTGCACATCAATGAGCCCACCGTAGCTCGGCACCTGACCGTACGTGTGCATGCGGCCTAAACTGACCGTCCTAGTGGCTGTTGATACGCCGAATTCCACGCTGACCTTTTCCTTTGGGGTATCGGAGCCCGTGTCTTCCTCCGTCTCTTCCTCGAAATCCACGTATTTGTACTCAGCCGTGACCTTCCACTTTTTCGCACTGATGCGTTCCGTGACCGTAAAACGTTGGAGGGTCATGCCCAAGTATTTTTTAGGCGCGTGCGTGGAAGTCCTGCATGCCGCCACGACATCCTTTTCATCCGCATCCGTGGTGCTCTGGGCGTACAGCGTGAGCTCGCATGAAACGGCTCGCTGTTGCGTTTCGTCAGTTTCCAAATTCGTGGCTGGTGCCAGTTGTTTAATTGTCCAACTCATATCTATATGTCCTTCTTACTGAGCGGTCAACATCTGCTCGACGTTATCCGCGTACCTTCTCTGGTTCCGATTCATCTCCGTCAGTTTTTCGAGCATCTTCTGGGCCTTCTCGGAAATGCCCGTCAGCATGGTGTGGCTGGATTCGGTACTTGAATTCATCAATTCCTGCATTTCACCCATTTTCAGCTTGATTCCCTCAATCAACGCGGGGTCTATGTTAAGTTGCGTACTCTCCCTTGCCTCCTGCATCTCCTTCGGCTCGCTGTTCTGGTTCTGCACCCGCATGGCCGTGTACGCCTGCATCATCATGCCACTCACCATTCGGGCCCATGTGCCGAGACCTCCCCACCTGACGCTGATGGCCTGAGCGTTGACTTCGGCTGTCGCCTCTTTATTTTGCGTATTCTCAGCAGTTTGCGCCGTGTTTTCCTCGATGTCCTCCCACACTTTGTAGTATTCCTCGTGCTGGACTTCGTTCTCCTTCTTCATGGCCTCGTTCTTGGCCTTGAGGGAAGCTGTTTCTTTTGCTATTTCCTGTTTGAGGTTCTCAATATCCCTGCGCCTGCGCTCCATCTCTGCGGTCAACTCCGCATCGTTCTGCTGTTTAAGTTGTTCAACGACCTTATCGTACATCTGCATCTTGTTCTGCAATTCTTCATTGAGCTCCGCGATACGCGCCTGCGTCTGCTGTTCAATACGGGCCAGTTTTTCCTCGGAGGCTGTCATGTTCGAGGAGAAATTCTGCTCGCGGTCGAGCTGGCGTTTCCTGTTGATTGCATCCAGAGATGCGTTGTCGAAATCCGCGTCCTCGCTGGTATAGCCGTTTGCAGGGATGTATGACCTCATCCTGTTGATGGTCTTCTCCACGGCGGTCACGATGTCGTCAAACGTGTTCTGAATCCACAGGACGACCACACTGAACGCGGCCTTGCATGAGCTCGCAATCCATTCCCAGCCGTATGCGATTTTGCCCCTGACGTACTCGAATGCGGTCATGACGCGGTTGACCGCCCAATCCCAGCCTTTCGCCATGCTCATGGTGAAGCCTGCCCACAAATTTTTAAGGTTGGAAACGAGCGCATCCCAGACATCGCTGATTTCAAGCGTCCAGATATTCCATACCAACTGCATATCCTTGCACAGCAGGCTCCATGCGTCCTTGAAGTTGCCGAGAAGCGCGGCATCCCATATCACGGAGAGCGAATCTCCGAGACCGTCCATCGTCTCATTCCACTTGGACGAGAAGAAGTTGCAGACATCTGCAAACACGCCTTTCAGCCATTGCCACAACTTGCCGAGAGCATCGGTCTTGTAGATGATGTACCCTACTGCGGCCACGACGGCGGTGATGCCAGCTATCCATCCCCATGTCGCGGCTGATATGCCAGCCACTGCGGCGAAAAGTCTCCTGAATTCGCTCATGAGAAACCCTTTGATTATCATGGCCTCTTTTCTGGCTACGCGAATCTGCGTGACGATGAGTTTCAAAGGTGCGACAAAGAAGTTATATAGTGCTCTGTTTGCTACACTTCCAAAGTTTTGCATGCCAACAACCATAGCTCTGATTCCAGCAACCAGTTTCAGCACTCTGGCACCAATCATCAAGAAAACTTTGTCAATTGAGGCAATCGGGTTGAGCAAGATAGAAAGTCTCTTGGAAATGGTGAGAAGCAATGCAGGTACCGCGCCAAGCACACTGGTAAGCATGCCCGTGCCTGCACCGATTGCTTTAACGAGCCCTCCAATCATGGCGAGCCCTCCGCCGATGCTCTTGACGGCCACGCCTGCGCCAGCGATGACCGCACCTATCGTGGCCAACGCGCCACCGATGATGAGCACCAACGCCAGCCCCTTGGCCATCAGTATGAACCATTCCCTATGGGCCTTGATGAAATTCCTGACTGGAACCACCCATTTCGATATGAGCTCGGCCACCTGTTTAAGCGTAGGGGCGAGTGCCTCTCCCAGAGACACAAAAAGGCTGGAAAACTGGTACTTGACATTCGTCCAAGCGTCCAGCAACGCCGCCGCCGAATCAGCCTGTTCCTTGGACATGATGATTCCGAGCTCCTGAGCCTTCTTTTTGAGCTTGTCGATGTCGCCAAGCATGGGCAGTAACATTGTACCTGATTTGCCGAACAATTGCATGGCGATGGCCGTCTTTTCCGCCTGATTCTGTACGGCGTTCAGGCGACGGGCCACGAGCTCGAATTGCGCCCCAGCATCCATGTTTTTGAGGGAATTCGGGTCAATCTTCAATTTTACAAACGCTTCGAGTTGGCCCTTGTTACCGCCCTGCGCTTCCGCAATTGATTTGTTAAGTTTACGGATGGCCTGTTCGAGGATTTCAATGCTCGCGCCTGAGCGTTCGGCGGCGAACCCCATAGCGGAGAGCCATTCCACCGTGGCACCCGTACGCAGACTCATCTTGTTGAGCGCGTCGCCCATCTCCACGAACCGCTTGGTGATAGTGTAAATACCTGCGAGGCCAATGGATGCAAACGCCATGAAACGGCTTCCGAAGGTCATTAGTGATTTACCGACGTTAAGCGTTTTCTGACCGAAGTCCTTGATGGTCTTGCCAGCCGCAGAGACGGCGGTGCCCACGGCGTGAATGCCGATGGCGAGACTTTTTCCAATCTCGCCCTTGCCCAACGCCTGAGCCGAGGCTTTGAGTTCCGCCAATACCTTCTTGGCTGAGTCAACTCCCTTCTTTAAGTCCTTCATATCTGCGGAGATACGAACGAACGCCTCTCCCGCCTTCACTCTGCTTGCCATAATTATTTACCTCTGTTGTCTTCTTCAAAAAATCCATCCTGCCTCATGGCCGCGAAAACGTTGTCAGCCGAGCCCACACGCTCGTTTCTGCGTTCGTACGGGTTCACGTCATCGGCCTTGTAGGCCTCTTTCAGGAATGGATTCGCGTTAAGTGCGGAAGCCATGATGTGCGAGATTTTCGTCCACACATCCTGCTGGTGAGCCTTGACCATCCACGCGAGCTCGCGGAATGTGTAAGGCAACGGGTCTATGCACAGGATACCCGCTATCTCCCATATCATTCGATAGGCTTCCTGAGCTCTTTTTCGAGCTCCTTCTCCGCCTTCTCCAACGCCTTGTCCATCCTCTCCTGCCCCAGCGTCATCGCCTTGTTCAGGAGATTCCGCGTCTTCTGCGACGGGAAAAAATTTATTGCTTCCTCCACAAACGCCTGCGTGGCATTCTCCAAGGCATCGCCGTACAGATTCCGACCGAAATCAGCGTCCGTGAGACCGTAATTCCTCGCCTGCTCTTGATGCACCACGTACAAGACATCGCACAGCAGGCAGACATCCTCCGAGAGCTTCTGCATGAGCTCGCCAGTGGCGAATTCCATCAGGTTGATTCCGAGGGTGTTTTTCAACTCCCTGACTTCCGCCACCGTTATCTGGGTCTTGTACTCGTGGCCTTGCGAATCCTTCCAAATCTTCATAATCCTCGTCCTTCTTTTTAAAGTTTATACGTTTCTGGCCGTCATGCGCCATTGTTTTTATTGTACCATCAAGCAATCGGAATATGGCTCATGGTGGCTGGTCTGTGCTGAAAACAAAAAAAGCGGACGGGAAATTTCCCGTCCGCCATTGTATCATTCAGGTTATTAGCCCTGTGCGCTGGAACCAGCGGTGGCCACTTCTTCCTTCGGAGGTCTCTTGTCGGTGTTGACGTTGCAGGTAAATGCGTAAGTGCCTGCGGATTCGTTGGTCTGGTCATCATCGACAGATGCGATGGAGAAGTCCGCGTCGATACCACGGCCAGATTTTGAAATAGCCTTGAAGGCTACCAGTTCGCCAGTGTGCCAAGCATGGAGCAGGGCTTCGAGCTTGGTATCGGTCGTGCCGTCCTGAGACTGAGTATCGTAGTACGTGAAAGTGAGCTGGCAGGATTTGCGCCCTGCGATGGTGCTTCCCCACTCGCCAGAGGCTCTGTCAGAAACATCGACATCCTCGCGGGAGTACGAAATTTTGACATCCTTGACGGCGGTGAGCTCGGTCGTGGCATTGCCAGCGGAACCTGCGGAACCGTAAAAAAGTTGGTCAATTGAACCAAGATGTTTAGCCATAATATGTTCTCCTTTATTAGTTTATAACATTTTTCCAGAATTCGGCCAGCCTTGGTCTGGCCTTGTCAAGTGCGGGTTGCATGGTGGGGCGTTTTTGATATTGATGCTGTTTTTGCAGTTTTACTCGGTCGCCGTGTATGTACCGTGTCCACCGTACGATGCCCTGACCGCCGTATTCGTGTAGCGGGGCGATATGTCTTTTGCCTTCAATCGGCCCGATATACGCCTCGCCAGCGTCTTCGTCAATCTCGAAGTGGAATGAACTTTTCCACCAGCGACCGTGCTCGTACGGTGGCTTGCCCAGCGGTGAGGGCTTGTAGCGGATGGTCTCATGGAGCTTGCCAGCCTCGTCGTACCAGCGGTGCTTCTCGGTCTTCTGGCTACGCCTGATTGAGTTCTTGGCGATACGCCATACGTACGAGGCCGAGCGTTTCAACGCCACTAGACGGGCCGCACGCATCTTTTCGCCGTCGGCTTCCAGAGCGCGGTTCCACTTGACAATGACATCTGCAAACTTTACGGTTGCCATGCCTGCATCTCCCCGTCCATGACCTCGACCGTCAAAACACAGAGGAATTGACGGCGTTTCTTGATGAGCTCTGCATCGCACACAGTGGTCTGCGGAGCAAGCACCTGCACGCCAGCATCCAAATCCTCGCCCGTCAAATCATCCGCCAGCCTCTCGGCCAGCTCCACGTACTTTTCGACGGGCTCGTTTTCCTTCAACCACCGTGCAAGGCCTATCTCGTAGGTATAGGTGTAGTGCGTGTTTGAACGCCCGATTTCACGCTCGGTGCCCGTGGGGAGCACGACGGCCTTCGTCAAGCTATCTAGGTCTCCCAGACGGGCCTCTGCGATGTATGTGAGCTCTGCGGAATCCACATACGGCTTGCAGAAATCAGCCAGCTTATGCCCAATCTCAATCAGCCTGCTCACCGTCCACCTCCTCCGCATGCACGCGGTACGTCGTCTGCGCTCGGTCATGCCACCGCCAGCACGGTTCGTAATCCGTGTCGCACACCGCGTATCTCTTTTGATTCCAGACAATGACATCACGCACGTCAGGCCGTCCGATGTTGACATCGGAGGCCTTGAAAATGAAATCGACGCGATGGATTTTCATGACCGCCCCACCGTATTCCTGCAAGGCCAGCGTGCTCTGCCCGACTTTGGCAGGGCACACGCCACAGCTCAGGCCGTCTCTGAGGAATTCGATTTCCTCGTCGAAGCCCGTCTCGGCCTGCAATTTCCTGCCCAAGTCAAACAGTCCCATGATTTTACCTCGTTTTTCAATTATTCGTTGATGATGACGAGGATGGCTCCGCCAGAGACACCAGCCGTCGCGGCAGTACCAATCTTCGTGAGGCCAGAAGCGGAGGCTCCGACCTGATTCCCGCTGATGTAGTAAACTTCCGCGCCCTGTTCGATGGAGGCGGTGCAGTCGAATTCGTACGTGCCCTTGATGGAGACCGCGCCGTACTCGCCAGAGGCGATGGGGGCGTGGGCCACGCCGAACTTGGTGCCGACGGTCACGACCGCGCCAGCGGCGAGGTTGGAAGCGGCAGTGATGTTGATGGTTTCATCGGATTTAATGTACTTTGCCATAGTATTTTACCTCTTATAAGATGTTAAGTTTCAGGATACGGAGCGGATTTTCAAAATCCGCTCCATGTTTATTTCTATTGTACCTTTCTATTAAGCCTTGTCTCCCTTGACACCCGCCTTCGGGTCGGCGAACGCCACGCCGAAGGAGAACTTGCCACGGTAGCTGATGCCGAACGTGTCGAAGCTCGTGGGATTGCTCTCGACGACAGGGGCCTGCTGGCCGTTGAGGAAGGCAACCTGCATGGTGGCCGCAATCTGCGGGTCAGCCAAGAGATAATAATCGTCATCGCTGGTCAGATAGGCCGAGGCGACGGGGACGAAACGGTTCCTCCACGGATTGCCCGTGGTGTAGTTCTTGGAGGCCGTGTTATCGCGGATTTCAGCGTCGTTGAACAGCTTCAGCGCGACAGGCTCAAGGTTGGAAGGAACCAACAGAATAGCGGGCTCGTAACCCAAAATGTCGCCATTGGCATCGGTCTGCTTGCGGAACGCCTTGACCAGCTTGCCGAGGTTCTCGACGTTCAATTCGCCTGCGGACGTGACGATGTTGTGGTTGTCGGCCTTGAAGAAGTCCGCGTCGTCTTGGAACTTCGTCCACAAGACCTTGTTGAGCTTCAGAGCGGCCTTGCGACCGAACGCGAAGGCACGCTGGTTGATGGCTCCGAGGTCGTCATTAACGATGTCCATCTCGTCGATGGAGAACATCAGGCCATAGCGCTTGACCTGATTCTCGTAGCTGGATTCGGCGAGCTCGCCAGAAGGAATCGTGCCGCCGTTCGGGACTTCCTCATACTCGCCCTTGGCATTGAGGGTGTAGGTGCTGAATGCCTTGTAGTCGCTGACACTCGTGATTTCCGCGACTTTGCGCCATGCGTCTTCCGCGTAGTCCCAACCAGCACGGATGCGTTTGTTGATGGCGTTGGAAAGGATTCCAGGCAGGCTGATGTTCGAGAAATTGGCCTTGATGGCATTGACGGCATCGGCCATGTTCGAGTTGCCGATGTAGCCGTTGTAACCAGCCTTGTGGGCGCACTCGGTGTAGAGCTGGCGGAGGCCCATCTGGCCCTTGTACTGCCTCTCGGCGATTTCAGCGGCCTTGGAATCTTCCTGCTTGATGCCCATCGCCTGCTCGACGGCGCACTTGAGCACTTCGCCGTCCGTGGCTTCGGACGCATTCACATTGATTTCAGGGGCAGGACGCGAGGCCTGCACTTCGTTCTTCTTCTCAACCTCGTCGATACGGGCGGAGAGCTTGGTGATGCCTTCGGTGATGGCATCCAATTTTGCGTTGAGTTCTTCGTTCATAGTAATTTCCTCTTCTGTGTTTGTATCTGATTGGTTATCAGTTGTTTCTGTATTCTTTGCGGAAACTTCCTCCGCCTTGGTCACATTTTCGTTTTCAGCTTCGCTGGATACAGTATTCTCAGCCGTAAGCTCGATGTTTTCAGGCTTCGCCTCAACATTCTCAGGCTCCTGCTCAGGCTCTTCGGGAGCCATGAGGCTGGCCTTGATTTCCATGCTGGTCTTCGCATCCGCGCCGATGGCCACGATGCTGATTTCGCGCAGTATGGATTCCTTGATGATGAGCGCAGGGCCGTTGACGGTCTGGCCGTTGACGGTGGCCGTCGTATTCTCACTTATACGCTCGTACTTGGAGTTCTCGGCTCCGATGCTGACCTGCCATGCGAATTTCTTGCCTGCCCTGATTATACCCTGAGCGAGCTCGTTTCCATCGTCGAATTCGCCGTCAAAAGTCAGTGTCTTTCCGTTGTTTTCCACGGACACCACGCCAAGACGGCAGGCTGGCTCGTAATCATGGTTGTACATCAGCGGTATCTGCTCCGCGAGCTTCATGCCAGCAAGGTCAACATAGCAGGGCATGCTTGACCACCACTGCGAGAAACTGCCACCAGAATACGCCGTACCTGAGCATTTGACGGGCTTGCCGTCCTTCTTCTCAGGCACCTCGTACTCCTTTTCAGCGAGCGTGAGCATGCTGGGCACTTCCGCCTCTTCAATTTTCTTCTTCCTCGCCATAATCTGTTTCCTTATCGTTGTCTGTGTCTTTGTTTTCGTTCAATTCAAAACCGAATTCCTGTTCCAGCTTGCGCTTGTATGCCTCGGCTTCAAAGCGTTGGCGCATAACAAGTTGCCAGTCAAGGCCCTTGTCGGCGCACATCTTCTGGTATGTGCTCGTGCCGTTCTCCATCTGTACGGCCTCGGCATTGGCCTCCTGCAAAGGATTGATGTATTCACGCGCTTGGAACATCCATCTGTGCATTGGCACATCGTATGCGGGATGCATCTCCATCCACCACTGCCTGAACACCTTGTCCAGAATGACATTGATGATTTCGTCACGCTGGACGGCGATTGCTCGGTCGTAGCTCTGCATATCAAGACGGGCTGAGCTGTAGTTGTAGGTGCTGGAATCTCCGAGCACGACGTTCCTCGTGGCCAGTATGCAACGAGCGCACTCGATTTTCACGCTCAACGCGAAATTCTGCTGTGAATCCGTGGGATTCTGGAGCTGGTACTGCTCCATGCTGTACCCAGACGGAAGCGTTACCCACGAACGCTGGGGCATCGAAAATTCGGTGAACGGAGGGTCGGCCACGCTGTCGGGGTCGATAACCGTCGGGTCTGGCTTCAAGACACCCGCCACGGAGGCTGAATTCTCCATTTTCGCCAACATGGCGATGGTGTAAGCACGTAACATTGCGATGCTTGGCAACGCCGAGGCGATAATCGGAGCCCCACGGTGCTGTTCGGGACGCTCAGCACGGAAAAGATGGCACATGTACTCGGAATCGACCGTGTAGTGCTTGCCTGCGATGACCGCAGGGTGCTCCTGTGCGACAGAATATTTTACAGGCACGAGGAACTTGTCAAAATAAATCCCGTCAGCTTGGAAATCGAAGTCGGTATCGGTATCCGTATCAGGCGTGCATATTCTTTCTGCATCGAGCAAGAGGGGGAAAAGTTTGCAGTCGTTGAGGTTCGCGGAACGGTTGGTGAGCTGGATAAACGCCTCGCCGTCACGGATTTCCGTGACTATGGCGGTGCGTATGACAGACCACAGGTTCACGCATTTCGCCCACTCGGCGAATTCCCGCTCAAAGGCGTTCGCGTCGTCGTCATAACCCAATATTTGCAGTTTAGCACCCGTGCCGATGATGTTCTCGGCATGGCTCTGCAACATGCCAAAAAGCCAGCTATTGTTTTGGCATTCGTACCTGCTACGCGAGCGCAACGTCTTGCGCACGTCGGCACTCAAGCTCTGGTCGGCGTTCCAGAAGTCAGCTCCCTTCCATTGCTCGGCGTTGCGCTTCGTCTTCACCGCCGCGTCGTATTGAGCTCTTGTGAATAGTTTCTTCCAAAATCCCATATCTGAACCCCTTAGATAATCGGGCTGTTGTTTTTGCATACGGAAATCTTGAACGGCGAATTCGACTTCTTGGGCTCCTCCGTCGCTTCCAGCAACTTGATTAACTTTGCCAAATCGTCAGGAGAATCCGTGGTGATGCTCTCGCCGTCCATTGTGTACTGCTTGGGAGAGGCCATGCGCTTCAAGATGGCCTCCATGATGGCCTTTTTCGTTTCTTCCGTCATATTGTTACCCCCTCGTGATAAAATTCGTTTTACACAGTGCTTATACGTTTCTGTGAATCATATCACTATTGTACCATCCGAGTTTTTCAGTTTTTCGGTAGCCTCACGGGGGCTTTCCGTTTCCTAGCCTTGCCAGCCACAGGCTGTACGCCCTGCTCGCTGGATGCCGCATAGCACCCGCACACGCAGTCGAAAAAGTGGTTGTCACGGCCAGCTTGGCATTTCCAGACATTTACCGTGCGGTCACGTCCAGCGGTCGGTATCGCGTATTCCGCGCTCATCTGCAAAGAAAAATTCCTGTGAATCGCGGCATCCTGCACGTTGTGCTGTCTGCCCCACACCTGCAAACTTCCAGCATCCCCTATTGCAGTCTGCAACCTCAACGCCACCAATGTCTTTGCGTAGTTGGTATCAATCTCGATAACACGGACATTCGAGCGGTTCTTGGTCACTAACCAGAAATCCCCAATCGTCTGACCTGCCTGTTTCCTGTATTCGCTAAAAGGCTTTTTATCAGCGGTAATCGACCGCCCGAACGACGGCATCAGCACGCTGGAATACTGGCTACGCGAGCAGAACGCCGTCACCGTGCTCGTGCTCGTGCCCCACGCGGCATCCACGAGGCACCGCTCCACGCGCATCTCCGCGCCGTCCTCGCGTACGTATATCCTCCCGATGATTTTCTCGGCCAGCGCATCAAGTGCCTGCACGAGCGCACCCTCGAACCCCATCCCCTTTTTCTGGTACGACTTCGAGATGTCGGCCAGCGTCCAGTCCCAGCCGTTGTCAGGCCATGTGCCGTAGTCGATTACATGCCCCGTGCCAGTGTCCGCGAACGCCATCACCACGTACGGCAGTACATCTTTTTGTACGTCTATGTACGCCACGAGCTTCGAGCACTCCGCAGGCACGACGTATCTTCCAAGACCAGATATTTTCGCGATGATGTCCGAGGGCTCGATTTTGATGGTGTCGGAATTCAAATCATCGAGCGGCTGGTTCTGGTACTCGGCGTAAAACGTCTCGCGGTTCTGGTACAGCTTGTCCATCGCGTACTGGATGGCTGAAATCTCATCATACTCATATCTTTCAGGCCATGTGGCAATCGCGCCCTCGTCCATCTCCTTCCGATGGGCCTTGTAGAAGGCCGTGGCATCCGCCACGCCCCTGCCCATGCGCATGCTCTCGGCCCAGATGTCATGGTACTGCTTCCACATATCCTCGTTTACGGGCATTGATTCCAGCAATCCGTATCTCACCCCGTTCCACTCTGGGCTCTGCTGACGGTCGAGCAATACGTCGGCCACGTCGCCTCGCCTGATGACCGTGCACGCCATCACGCCCGCTATCTTCTTGCCTGCGCCAGCCAGACCGAGCACCGTGCCCCTGATGACTTTCAGCCTCTTGTCAATCTGGCTCACCGAGCTCGCACTGCGGTCGTTCTGCACGTCGTCGAGAAACACGAAATCAGGACGGAATTCCTTGCCGTCGCCCGTCGTGTGCTTCAACCCGCGCAGACGGCTGTTGATACCCGCCGTGACCAAGATGGCACCTGACGACGGAGAGCCCTCGATGGTCGGGAACCGTATCGTGCCGCTTGAACCCCACGAGATGTCAGTGGGCTTGCCGTGGTACATCTGCCCTGTCGCACGCTGGCTGATGCCTTGCAGGCATTGGATGGGGAAGCAGAGCTCTGGAAAATCCGCAATCAGCTTTTCATTGCTCTCAATCTCGGTCTGGACAGTCTCCAAAATCTCCTGAGCCGCAGAGCGACCGTCCCCTATGGCCACGATGTAATGACGGTAGCCATACAGCACCGCCCACAAAATCGCACGCTCCGTGATGGCCGACTTCCCCGAACCACGCGGCAACGCCATCGAGAAAAGGCCACCGTGCAATATGGCGAATTCCATCTTGCGCATGACCTCCGTGTGGAAAGATGCCCAAGGCAAGTTGAATTTCTCGTCATCCTTGAAGTATTCCTCGATGAACAACTGCAACGACTTACTGCATTTCTCACGCCTTTCGGGATTGCCTATTTCAGGTATCTCGCCTATCTGCCTCGCGGCTGTATAGACCTCCTTCTCGCGGCGTTGGTAATAGACTTTTCGTACCTGCCGCCGCACCTCTGGGTCTTTCATGTCCTGCTGGGTGAATCCAAGCTCCTCGCGCACGGACTTTTGGAGTTTTTGCTCGGATACGACGGATTTTCTTTGGTTCTTCCTCAGCAGGAAGTCAATCTTTTTCTGCGTGCTGGCCTTACTCATCCTCTGGCATGTCCTCCAAATCTGGAAGCGTGGCGGAGTGGAAGTATTCCAAGAAGAGCTTGATGGACTTTATGCTTCCGTCTTTTACGGCATCGTCCACGAGTTTTTTACGTATCTCCAACTGCGTCCGCAACTGAGCCGTGCGATACAGATTTTGGAGCTCCGTGGATTCCGCGAAGTCATCCAATGAGATACCAGCCAATTGGCACATGTCCTTCAAGTCGAAATTCGTCCGTCCGCAATCGGACACCAACGCCTTTTGCTCGTCCGTGAAAATTTTCTCCTTCTTCTTTGCCATTTTGTGTCCTCCAAAAGTTGTAAAAGTGGGGAAAGACGGCTCCTTCGCCGTCACCCGTCTTGGCGGGGGGTGGTAGGAAGAACCTAGCTGTGGTGGCAGTGGTGGTGGATGGCCTCCTAGGATGCCTCTGGGACGCTCGCAGATTGATTCTGGCGCGTTTTACGGCCTTCCCTATGTCATTATACCCTCTGGGATTATTTTGCGTCAGAAGCGATTCTAGGGCCTATTCCGTCAATGCACGCCTGATGCCGTCCAAGAAGGTGGCTGATTCCTCTGGGCTGATGCCGACCTTGGCCATAGCCTCTGGCACTGGCGTGCCTGCCATCACGAGCTTGGCGAAGCGTGCCTGCGTATCGTCCAAGCGGTCGTACGCTTGTTGCAGGTCGTCTTCCATGTACATTGGCTCCATGAAGCCCTCGTCCTCGTAGTGCAGGTATGAATTCTCCCATGCCTCCCGCGACATCGGCCTGCCCTCCATCCCCCGCATGTCAATCAGTATCCACCGCAGTTGGGTCTTGACGATGTTATATAGATATGTCTTTATATTTGATTTCTTTGCATCAAAACGTGGAAGATAGCGAATGATTTTCATCAGTATTCGCTGGTAGATGTCCTCCTCGTCCTCGCAGGAGATGTAGATGCCTCGGAGCTTCTGCTTCTTGAGCTCCATCCTGTACACGGTGCCGATATATTCGGCGTACTCGGCGTAGATTTCATCCGTCCTTCCCATCCCGCCTGTACCACTCCCTGAGCTCGTCCATCATGGCCATCCTCGCATGTTCGTCGATGCCGAGCTCCCTGTCTATTTCGTGCCTGTTCATGCCTGCCACGAGGCACTCGGCCAATGGCCGCAGACGCTCTGGCAGGTCGTGCAGAAAGGCCATATCATGCTCATCCACGGGGCTCAGTTCGTCGAGCCACTGCTCGTGCGTCATGTCCAGCCCCTCTGGCTTCTCCTGCCTCAGCGTCGCCCACGGCAGCTCCTTGTGGAGCTGTTTGCCCAGCCATTGCCTGATGCGGCACCACAGCCACGTCTCGTACGATTTGAACTTCTCCTTGACCTTTTCAAATTTGCCTTCGGAAATCTCCGAGGCCGTGTGGCTTACGGCGTACGATACGCAATCCTCTTTGGTCGCCATCGGAAGCGTCCACGTTATCAGCAGGAAACGGGCCATCCTGTACAGCATGGCCACCGTCTCCTCTGGAACTTGCGTCTTTTCCGTAAAGCGGAAGCTCTCCTGCTGTATGGCCAGAGGGATGCTGTCGTACTTCCAGCCGTGCCTGTACTCGCCTCGGTCGCAGGCGTAGTGCAGGGCCGTGACGGTGCGTGGCCAGTGCGTGAGCTCAGCCGCCTCTTTGAGCGTTTTGGCCATGATGACCTCGCCCGTCTGCTCGTTCGTGCATTTTACATGATACCGCCCATTCCGTTCGCGTACGCCACCGTTGCGGGTCTTCGACGCGCTCAACTCCACGGATTTGATGCCGTGCGCCTTGAGCAGGGTGGAGGCGAGGCCGTTGGCCATGCGCTGTATGGACGGTGCCGCGCACCGCAGGGCCTTCGCCGCCGCTTCGAGCGTATTGAACTGCTCCTGCCTTCCGTCTTCGTATGAAATTTTCACCTTTTTCATGTGATAAAAACGTGGATACCCCCTGGGACGCAAAATAAAGCCCCTCTGAGCCACGATATGTGTGTAGCAGTACGTCGATACCCAATTTGACCTTTCATGGCTCAGAGGGAGTTTCTGAATGCACATGGCCAGACTGGTGCCATGCCTCCACCCAGTCGTCGGAGGCAATCGGGATTTTCACCGTGAGCCACCACTTGAAAAAGTACAGCTTGACCTCGCTCATGCGCTCAGGCTTCTTGGAGCGCATGTACGCCAAGGCCTCTTCGGCGTGCTGGCCAGCCAGCTTCCTGACCACGGGCTCCGCCATCGACAGGCACGTGTGGCTGTGGCCGTGAGGCAGGGCCTCGCCAGTGAAGGGGTTGACATACCGCAACCTCAGCCCCTTGCACAAGGAGCCGTGCACGCAGGCGTGGCTCACGCACTGGACGGTGGTGCCGATGGCATCGGCGCATCTCTGGGCAGACGGGTATGTGGCCGTGGTGCCGTCTTTGGAAATTGCACATACGCACTTCATGCCTTATTGTACCATCGAGAGGTAAAAAAAAAGGGGCCAGTACGAATCGTACTGGCCCCTGTGTCGTATGGGACGGGATGTTATTTGCCACCGAAGAAGCGGTGGATGGTGGCGGTGCTCTCGCCCCGCGTCTGGTTGGCCTCCTTGCTGATGGCTCGGAGATGCGTATGACTGTTGTGGTAAGCTCGGAAATCATCAATGATGCTCTGGTCGGTGAAGAACATCTCCATGCATCCGTCCGTGCTCGGCCTGACGGCCTGCTTGATGGCTTGCTTCTCCTCCTCCGTCTTGCCGTCCCACCAGCCACGGAAGACATCGCAGAAGCGGTCATTTATATGGTCAACCTCGACATCTTCCATCTTCGTGACCAGCGTCCCGCTCACAATGCAAACGAACGGCAATACCACCGTGCTCCTGAACTGCTCTATGACTGGCTTCACGGCATGTCGGCACGCACGCCTCACCTCCGCCAAGATGACGGTCGGCGCGTCCTTCGTCCACGCCCTGCTGAGCACCTTGTTGATGCCGATTTCGGTCTCGCTCCCGTCCGTGCGCTGAATCCAGTAGCACGGCGTGTTCAGGCCTTGCCCTTTGTAATAGTGCTTGATTCCGCACCCCTGTTTCGTCTCCCAGTTCGGGTGGTGGGAGAAGAATTCGTCCAGCGTGACCTGCTCCTCAGCGGTGTAAACGTACCCCGAAGGCCTGTCATTCAGCATGTCCCTCACTTTCTGCGTAAGTTCTTTCTTCGTCATGTTCCGCTCCTTTTGTTTGCTTGTTATGTGATATGTCAGGTTGCAAGTTCACGGTTGCAAGAGGGGTAAAAACCCTATATATATGTATTTTTATTTTTACTCCTGTATATAATATAATATAAAATAAAAAATCCTATATATAAGGTTGTAAATTTTCTTACAACTCTTGCAACCTCATTGGAAATCAACAACTTAACTTGCAACCGTTTTTACAACTTTTGACTCTGGTTATACAACCGAGGACTGAAAAACGCCCTCGGTCGTCGTCATCTGTCATCAAAACGGGCTCTTACCGTCCTTGATACCGAGCTTCTGCTTCATCGACTCCGAGACATCGGGGGAGTCGAGGCACTCTGGACGGTCGCAGACCGCGCCGTTGACCGTGACTTTCCGTGATTGGTCATGAGCATTATTGCCACCATCCACGGCATCTGAAAGAAGCGTGCTGTCCCCAGCCTTCATCGACTTCGGGAAGTAGAAGCAATGGCAGACGCGGGACACTTCCGTGTCAATTCCGTCTGCTCGCTCGTTTATCTTGTAAGACTTGTACTCATCCCTGATGCCCTTCACCTCGCAGTACCGCTCCACAAAGGTGTTCAGCTTCCGCGTCGAGTAATCTATATGCTTATGGCCGTTCGTGTTGCACCATGTCTCGTACTCGCGGCATATCCGCCTGCTTTGCAGGCGCACGCCCTCGTTCGCGAGCGTGATGTATTCGTCCTCGAAGAATTCGATGATGTCCTCTGGCACGTTGTAAATGAGCTTCTTTGTCTCGACATTGACGTTTTCTCCGTTGCACAGCTTCTTCACCTTCATGTACTTCTGCAAGCACTCGTGCACCATGTACGCATCGAATCTGGCCCATTCCTCCGCGCCCCAGTCGTCGTACAGCCTGTGGCCGAATTCATCGTACGGCGTGAGGTCGTCCACACCGTCGGCGTGATAATGGTGTGACACCTCGAAGATGCGCTTCCTACGCTCGTGGGAGCCGCCGAGCCCACTGGGCAGGTTGTTTGTGCATATCATGATTTTCGGGGCGTATTCGTACGGGATTATCTCCTTCCCATCGACAAATTTGTGCTCGACATTCCAGTTGGCGGTCGTCTTCGTGAAAAAGTCGCGGAAGGCGAAGTCCGTGCTTGTTTCGTCGATTCCGAGGATGTTCATGTCCTTCGTAATCACACTGAACTGGAACTGGGTCGCCGCCTCCTCGTTCGGTTCGCGGAGGTATCCGTACCGCATGTGCAGGACGGCTTTCAGTAGCAGGCTTTTCCCGCTTCCGCCAGAATCCTTCTGGATGGTCTCGTCGGTGAAGATGACCGCGTAGTTCGTATGCTCCTTGTAGCGTGTAACCATATAGCCCAACGCTATTTGAATCTTGTCATACCGCTTGCTGGCCAAGTCTTTGTCTTCGAGCTCGGAGCCACTGATGTGCTTTACGAGCGTCTCCATCTCGCACCCTGCGTACGGCGCGTCCTTCCAGTCGCGTTTGAGCGTGGGGGCGGAGCCCCACGTGTCCCCCTCTGGCCGCGAGTCGTACGGTATGAGCTCGGTGGTGGTGGCCGTCACCTTCAGGATGCCGTTTCGGTAGGGGATGTACGACACGTCAGCCGTGTCCCACAGCAGGTTGATTGAGGTCTTGTTGCCCGTGTATATCGCCATCGACTTGTCGGTGAAGCGTTTGCTGTACACATCGCGAAGCTCCGATGACATCGACACGGACTTGTTTTTTACGTAGTTGTAAACTATGTCCCATGCGGCGTTCACGCCTATGTCTCGGATGATTCCCGTCTTCTCGTCACGCGCCAGCATGCCCTGCGCCTTGTCCGTCATGTCGTACTTGGATATGCCGACGTTTTTCAGAAAAGGGTCGATGTTGTTGCCTTCCCACACCCACTTACCAGTCTTCTCGCCGAGCTCGTTCTCCTTCTCCTGCCACACTAGGGGCATGGGCTCCTGAGCCTTCTTTTCAGCGTCGGAAATCTCGTCAGCCTCCCCCGCTATGTACTCGGAGTAAATCGCCTTCATCCCGTCGCAGAATTCGTCCAGCGTCATCGGCTTCGCGTTTTCGTCGAGGTACAGCAACTCCTGCACGATGGCGAGGTTGTTGGCCTCGTCGATGCCGAGGTCTTTGATTTGCTGTGCGAATTTGAGGTCGCCTGCATCGGCCTTTTTCTTGGCCTGACGGTAGTTTTGCAACTCGCACAGCCGACCGTCAGCAGACTGGGCGAAGACGCGGATGCCCCACGGTCTGCGCGTCTTCTTCGCGCAGTCCACCATCGAATCATCCATGTACATCTTGAGGTATCCAGCCTTGATACGAGCCTGTTTCTGGAAGAATTCCTCCTTGGTGCATGATACGGGTATGATGGCATGGATGCTCTTGCTTCCGCTGAAAACCAGAGCCTTGATGCTGAGGCACTTCTTGCCTAGGATGTACTGCCAGTACCTCTGGGCTGTCTCGTAGCCGAAGTCGAGGGAAGCCTTGGTCTTCGGCGGGTTCGGGTTGTCAACCAACGCCCTGTCCATCTCCATGACAAGGAACTTGACTTCCTTGACGGTATCTTTGCTACGGGAATTCGAGGTCATCATGTTCGGGCACCAGCTCTTATGGTCGTCGTCGTTCGGGATGTCCAACTTCCTCCAAAAACCGACGTTATAGCTGTCTTTGCCGTCGATTCCCTTGCTGTCCCACATGCCCTGACCGACGTACAGATATGCTCCATCGGGGATGTCGCCGACGATTTTCCTCATGGTTTCCTCGGACATTTTCCTGAGCTCGTCCTCCGTCTTTTCACTCAGCCCTTCGTACACGGGGAACACGTTCTGTGGCAGTATCTTATCCTTCACCCACTGTTCGAATTCTGGCGTGAATTCCGCATACTTCTCCCGCAAAGATGATAATGCTTTCGACTTTTCTATTTTGACCTTATCGAAATTCACGGGGACGTTTGCCTCGGCCAATGCGTGCTTCACGCTGTCAGCCACGTACTCAGGCACCTCCTGCCATTGTTGCAAGTAGATGGTGCTGGCCATGTTGTACAATACGTCGTAGTCGTCGTACCCGCATGCCGTCGCGGCCTTAAGATAGCCCCAGAGGGGCTCGTACCTGCCGTGGGGGCCACACCCCCTCAGCTTCCTCTCGGCTCGTTCAAGCCTGTTTTTACACTCGATTCTCTGCACATGTTCTTTCAGCATAATTGCTCCTTCTTTATTGATTACGAGGGACTTCCACCCCCACTACTGATATTTTCAATCGCTTTTAACATGACGGCTTTACCATCCGTCGTCGTCACGTCTGGGAGACCTTTAAGCTCCCAGACCGCGATGACCCGCTCTGGCCGCAGGCCGTGGAGCTTGGCGAGCTCCTTTAGCCACGCAAACTGCTTCCGCAAATGATGGCGGTCGCAGAGCTCCACCAGCTTATCTCGCAGACCCGCCCACGGCTCCTTCTCGCCGTCAACCTTCCGTTCCAACATTTGCCGTCTCCTTACCTTTATTTACATAAAGTTTGATGGCCTGCTCGGCGACCCAACTGAGCTTCTGGCCGTTGGCCTTGCAATACGCCTTGAGCTCGCCGTGAGTTTCGTTTCCCATCCAGAACCCGAAAAATTTCGTTTCCGCCGTCTTTTTCATGATTGCCTTCTCCTTTCGTTTTTATTTTAATATGACATTGATTTTTGTTTTCTATAAAAATATTTTATTTTTTCTTAATATGTTGATTATCAATCACTTCTCCAAGATTTTACCGAACGTGTCGTCATCGAGGCCGTGCGAAATCTTCGCAAGCTCCTTCGGGCCGCCTTTTTGAATCAAGTGTTTTAAAAAGTCGCCGTAGTGCTCGTGGTCGAAGTAGCACCCCGCCGCCGCCGCCTCGTAATTGAGCTCGTATCTGTGGTGTTCAAAGTACCACGCGGCCAAGCTGGCTTCGTCGCATAACACGTTGGTCATAGGGGCGTTGCAATGCTCCTTCGCCAAGCGTATCGCCTTGGTTATATCATTCGGCTCAGCCATTGTGCCGTACTTGACGGCGAGCCCCAGTATGCCCTCCCGAATCTGCGTGGCGTACCCCATGACGACCAGTTCCGCCACGATGCCACCCAGCAGGAAGCGCACCTCCTTACGCCAGCCACATTCATCCGTCGGCAACGGGAAGTCGCCCGTGTCCACGCATTGCAGGCCGTTTTCGGCGTAGGCGTACCACGCCTCCTGCTCAGGCCACAATTCATTGGCCATCATCATGTGGCCAGCCTCGTGGATGCAAATATTCGTTATACCTTGGCTGAAATAATAGTTTTTTACGATTGTTTGGATTTTCACTAACTTTTTACCCATGATTTGTTGCTCCTAAAATTTTACTTAACTCTTTTGCTTTCAGCTTGTTGGAAATGTGAGTATATATACTTGTGGTTATCACGCTGGTATGACCCATAATATCATGTGTGACTTCGAGAGGGACTCCCGCTTCGGCACACCATGTACAGTAGCTATGGCGGAGGCAGTGGAATCCTTTTACGGATGCATTCCGCCGACCGTCGCACTCCTGCCGCGTACGGTGGCCGCACGCCTCGAAGATGCGGTGATACAGGCGGGAGAGCGTGGAAGCGTTGTGGCCGTGCCACTCCATGAGGTGAGGCGTAAGCAGGCCGTCGCACGCTTCCAGAGCCGTTTTCAGCGGTTCATATATGACGGGCACCGTCACCTCTTTCCCGCTCGTGGTTTGCGTCTTGTGTGGCGTGTATGTGATGAATTCGCCGTCATACATACTACGCTCCACTGATACCGCGTCGCCCATCCGCATGCCACACCACGCACCGAGCATGATGGAGAGCTTGACCTCATGTACATAAGGTATGGTATAGGGACGGAGGACGGTGACGGTCTTGCCATGCGTACGGTAGGCGTACGGTATCTCGATGCCTTTGTCCATTTGCTGTAATATGGCTTCGACTTCCGCTTGCGTGTACGGCTGGCGGGAAATCGAATTCTTCCTCTTCATCGGGACTTCGTTCGCGGGATTGGCCGTCAGGCCAGTCTTGGAGAGAACGGCGTTGATGACCTGACGGATGATTCTCAAATAATCATCATAGGTCTTTGGTGAACACCCCTCGCACCTGTTGCGTAGCCAATTCGCAACCATTTCGCTCGTGAGCGACTTCACTGGTCGAGACCAGCAGGACTGCGAAAACTCCGTCCAAATCGTCTCAACCTGCCGCCGTCTTTTTTCGGAGGCATCCCGTAAATACATCGGAGATGCCGTGTAAACATTCCAAAGACTTCCAATGCGCATTGTTACCCTTTGGTGGACAGAGGGTAAAAATTCCACACACGGTGGTGGTCAACGCATAAGACTTACAGACTTGAAAAGTCGTAAGTCGTTGCGTTGCAATGCACTGGTTCGAGTCCAGTTGCGCGCACCACCTATTCTTTTTTCTATCAACGACTTAGCCTCTGTCACCATTATTAACATACCATTAAATTCCGATGTGTCAAGAGGCATAACGCCACATGAAGCCCTTGTGCTTCTCCTGCAATCCCAAACAACATTTTGAGATGGCGGATTGGCTGAAACCGTTTCTCTCCGCTTCCATGCCACACGACCAGACCTTTACGACCGTGCCATCAGGAGCCACCTGCTCCACGGCTTTGCCTTTGCTGTATTGTGCGTTATAGATGTGGGAACACCATTCCAAATTCGAGACGGTGTTGTTCTGCTTGTTTTCATCCTTGTGATTGACTTCGGGATGATTGTGTGGATTGGGCAAAAACGCCATTGCGACAAGCCTGTGGATGTAAAACTGCTTCTCGTCACTGCTTCTGCTTAATCTCACGTATAGATACTTCCCTTTGTTCACTGATGGGGTCAAAAGATTTCCATTGACCCTTCTCACGTTTCCCATGTCCGACACTTCGTACAGCCCCTCGTAGCCCTTGACAGGCAACCAATTCTCTTTTTCCATCTAGTTCTTCTTCTCATTTGTAATCAAACTCCTTTGTTGATGTTTTACCTTGTTAATAAGGGGCACACCCGTGCCCCCATGTTTCATCTTAGTTCAACCAGCCATCTAACTGCCCAAGTCTGTACAACCAATGGACTTCCCACAAGAGGTCTTTCATAAGCTCGTTTTTGCTGAATGGTTCCGTGTTTCCGTCGTTGTACTTAATCATCTTGTCCACCAGCCAGTGTTCGAATTCCTTATCCGTGACCGCACGAGCCATGTCTTTTTGCAGGAAACGGTAGTGCTTCATGTACCGCAACGTGGAATCATCGCCAGTCCATTCCCTCATTGCTTTCCTGTTGTGCTTTTCCAGCAGGTCTTTGACACGCGCCCTGATGGTCTTGCACTCTTCAATCGTGCTGTCTGCGTTTTTGATGATGATGTGTTCTGCTTTCATTTTTCGTTCTCCTTTGACTTTACTTGTTTTAACGTCCGCTGATGTCAACCAGCGGTAACATAACCTAATATACATCATTTCGGCGATATTGCAATCGCCTTAACGAATTCTTAATCTTCTGCAATCCTTTCATAGTCCGCTTTCCCAAAGCCTGTCAAACGCTTCTTTGCTCTTACGCTCAGCTTCCGCGTCGCGTTTTGCGAATTCTTCATCCAAATTAACACCCTGCTCAGCGACAAAATTCAGGATGGTCTTTTTGATGGTTGGAACAAGCT